CTTTCACGTAGGCGTAAAGTTTCTTTAGCTCGAAGGACTCCTCGATTATCTTCTGGCCCTCTTTTAGCATCCGGATTAAATCTATCTTGTTCTTGCATATATCATTGGTCAGTCTGAGCCAGACGCAACCCTCGTCTTCATTTGTAATTTTGATACCCCCAATGGCCAGTATCTTTTTCTTGTGGGTCAAAGTTAAATGAACCCCTGAGTTCTTTTTCACCCTGACCAGTTCCATTGGGGAAAGAGGCTCTACGCACTCGCCAATGCGGTCGTAGTCGGACTCTTTATACATCCTTAATTTCATTCTTCGTCCACGGAGAACGCATCCACCACACAGAGCACGGTAAAGGGGTAAGGTTCAATGTGCTTTAAAAGAGTCTTGCCATCCGCGTCAAACCCGCCCTGTGTCTGGATGGTGGCATCCTTTGTTGCTGTTGAATACTCACAATAGAGATTAGAGAGGTATTCCGTCCCGTTGTAGCTTGTTCCGGCATAGCCCAGCTTGGACTTGATATACCTGACTACAGTTTCGGCAATGCGTTTGATTCTGCCCTGTAGCCCATTGACTGACGGGGCTTCCAGCCGCATGGTGGTAATTTCCATCTTGTACCGCAGGCCAGCGGCGTAGCTGGTTACTTCCTTGGGCAGGGTGACAGAGCCGGTGGCATTATCATAAGTCCACCATGTCTCCCCGGATACAATGTCGAGGCTTTTCTGTAATTTTCTGTCGTCTTTCGGCAAAGAGCCATCCCCGGCCAGATGTTCCATATTACTGACGGTCGTGGAATTGAGCGACGGGTCAACCTTTTGTACATACCCTTCACGGATTACCCCGTCTGCCTGTATCGGGGGACCTCCGGACGCACTGGATATTTTGAACGACCTGTATCTGGCAGAGACAACATAGTAGTTGCCCTTGAGCCAAGACACCCACACAAGGTCATTGTCGGAAAATCCATGATTCGGGATGTAGATAGACAGGTCAGCCATTAGGATAAAGCCACTCCGATACGGTACACTTGGAAATAAGTATTGTCCGCACCTGTTGTAATAACAGTGCCAGCAGTAGATGATGTTGCAAAAACCTGAAAATAGTCTACGCCGTTTGAGTCTGTCACAAAACAAAACTGTATTGTAGCTATAGCATTGATATACGACACGAAAAACGAAGAAGATACAATAGTGTCGGACTTTTTAATATCAACTCTTACTTGCGTCGTATTTGGTATGCTACTAAAAGACACTTGTCCGCTAACGAGATACAATCCTTCCTTGGGAGTGGAAATTTTCCCAGTTGTTGTGTCTGTTAAGTTCTGGTAGTCAATCTCGTCGGCATCCATCACAACAAGCGTCTCGCCAGTTGTGCCTAATGTCTGGGCCGCCGATTTATACATCTTGGCCCCGACAAACTTAATGTCATGTGAGCCATCCGACGCATGTTCTTCTTCGAGAAACTGGTTCAGCGTAGTGCCCCAAGTTCCGTCGCTTCCGCCTACTGTTGGCAAACCCATATACTAACCTCCGTAAGGGCCATTGTCGTAAATACCGTCACCATAAAGCACATTATCCGCCGCATATCCTATCGTTCTGACTGGATACTCACTGGCGGTTACAATCTTCGCACAGTCCACATAGACCGCATCGTTTAAGCTGGCAAACTTCCTGTCGGCAAAGACCTCGACATACCTGACATCATCATAGGTCGCCGCGTAAATGTTGTAGATTTTCCGCTTGACCACGACCCAGACATTATCCTCATTCTCGCCGGATACGCAATCACCGCTTTCAAACTGGGCATCCGAGGCGTTAAAGTCTGCCCCCGTGTAATACCTGCACCATGCGGCCACTTCCTCCTTTGGCTCATAGACAAACAGGGCCATCGAGCCGTCTTCCCTGACGATGTAAAGAATCGATTCAGGTGTCCTCTGGCAAAACATCTGGACGGGTTTTGAGTCCATGATGTGCGAGGCCAGCAGGGTTGCATCGTCCGATTCATACTTCTGGTAGGTATCCACAAACCTCATGGCCCTGACTTTCTGTCCCTGTCCCTGAATATAGAAGGATGAATTGTTAAGAAGGATGGGCTGAATCTTATAGCTTCCGTGAGAGGACTGAACTCTGCTTCTTATATCGTCAGGGGTAATCGGGTCATCCGGATTGCTGGCTGAAATCTTGTATTCTTTCTTGGCCGTCCCGACTAAAAGCTGTTCGTCTGAGGCAAGCCATTGAATTTTGGACACGTCGCTGTCTTCTATTGTTATCGAAATGGCATCATTATCAAAATAGCCGCCGGTGTAATTTTCAAATTTGGACGACCTCGACCCCCAGCAGGTCTGAGGATTGCGGTCGGTTCCCGCCAGCCAAAGGCGGTTTTCGTGCATGGTAATCGCCTTGGGGTACCCGCTGACATAGCCAAAGGCACCCTCTGCCCACATTGCCGTAGAGTTATCCGTGGCCCCAGCCACAAAATATACATCGCTTAATGTTTCCACAGTACAGACAGATGTAGAGGAGTGGGTTGTAATCTGCACCTCACCGTCGTGCTTCTGATTCATGGCCGTCAGTTTTCCAGTGACCGTGGTGTTAATACTTCTGGTCATCGTGTAAAACACATCATCGTCTTCTTCTGATGATGAATAGAGCGTGTCTGATGTGAATGATTTATACTGTTGCCACTGGCCTATGCCCTGTTTACGCCATAGAATTGCACTCTGGTTGACGGCTATTACCACATCAAAAGTAAAGTCGCCCTTGATTCTTATGCCCGGACCCTTAGGCGTTGTATTGGTATTATTGTCAAACGTTGATAAAACGTTATCCGCCCGCGTGTGGGACAACTGCCAGCGTTGGCCTACATCATTTGCCGTTCCCAAGAACGGTGTATGGCCCGTGGCAGTCAGAGTCATCTTCATTCCGGCTGGAACATAGTAGCCATTTTTGATGACTACATAAACATCACCATTGTCCCAATCAGCACCATCGCTGAGTGTTGCGGTGATGTTATCCGTGCTGTTGGCCGTAATTGTGCCGTGTTTGCCTTTGGTGATATTGTAAACTTCATATCCCACAAAGCCGTTTTCGGGCCAGTCTTGGCCGGTGTTTTCATCAGACAAAATAGCCTGATTGTTCCCCCCATTGTGGACACCACCCGTCAGCTTAAGCGTGAGGTCTTCGTCAATATTTTCTTCCAGATACGGGCCACCCACAAAAGGAATGTCTTCAATTGTCCAATTGTCATCTGCAAGCCTCGATAATTTCTGGGGATGGTATTTCGGGTGGGTTAGATAGATTACATCAGCACTTTCGACAAAGTGAATGTCAAACAGGTCGTCTTCTTCGTACTGGGTCGCAACTTCATAGATTTTTGCTACGGTCGCACCACCACTATAGGTGCTGGAATAATTCCTGCTGTCTGTGCCATTAAGCGTAAAACTGGTGGTATCGACTCTGGTAATGGTGTATTCTGTGAACTGGTTCCCGGCATATTCAAGCCCCGGAACTCCGGTTGCGGTAATACCGTCCACATTGTACAGTCTCACGACATCGCCATTGGTATAACCGTTGGCAGCAGAGGTGACAATCTTCACTGGGTCAGAGCCGTTAAGCACAATCCCTGCGGCGTATAAATCCAGCGTAATATCACCAGACATTACCCTATCAGGTACACGATAGATTTTATACTTGTCGCCATCGGTAAATACGCCAGTCGAAAGCGATGTTACCGTAAACGTGGTTGCGGTGTTCGATGCGATAATCCCTCTTCCGCCAGTCGTAGTATTCTCTGCCCATAAACCGACTAATTCATTAATACCCCACGACTGCGACAGGTCGGTCACTATGGTGCTATCTGTAACACCGTTCTCACCCGTCGTATTGGGCCAGACATTCCGGAAGAACCGGATATACAGATGACCAAACTCCAGTATCATCGTGTCTTCTGCCGAGAACTCAAAGCGTATAAGACGACACTTGCGGTTACTGTATTTGGTCGCCGCTACGTACCTTGTCCCCGGTCGCTTGGTCGCCCCACCCTGCGACAGAGGGATGGCGTTGACCATCTGGGAACAGCCATTGTAGTACTTGGCTATGTCCGTCCGGCCATCCAGATAAGGGGAAAGTTCCCCCGCGTTAAAACTGTTCTTTATCAGTTTAGCCATTAGTAGCCGGAATAGTGGACGGTATAGGCTTCTGTTCCAGCAAGGGTGGTTTTATCCCAGAGGACAAACCATTTCTTGTATCCCAGCGTATCAAGGTACAGGCGGGATACCCTGTCACCTCCACCAACATCAACCTCGGCGATAGTCGTCGGCCAGTACCACGTTGTAGCGGCAATGGTGTCGATGTAGTAGGTCGAGGCGGTCGATATCTGTGCCCCAGCGGTTATCGTCCCAGTGCCGACATAAATCACATCTCCGTTGGGCCTTGCACAATACAGGTGGAACACGGCAGAATCATTGTTGGCCGCACCGGTGAACCATATTTCCAAGGCGTTCACGTTGTCCCCAAGTTCGCAGGCGTGCGCCGGGACGTTGGCCGCCTTGCTCATGGTCGTAGTCAGCAGGGAATCTTTGGTATCCGACGCGGCGTGGGTGGCCCTGAGAATACCATTGCCAAGACGTTGCGTGGTTAACGCCGCCCCCATGACAAACAAGACGAATGTGATTAAAACAATGGAAAGACTTAATTTCTTCATATTAACTCCCGTAACGTGAATTCCACCATAAGCTTTTAAATAGTGTTTTCGGCTTGCCCTGCTGGGCATCGACTGACCTTGCCTTGCGGAGTGTCAGATTTTCGTATTTCTCCAAGAGAAGTTGCATGTTCTTGGGGTTATTGGTAATCGGGACGACTAATTTAATGGCCAAGTTATGAACCATTGCATCAAGAAATCGCGGACTCCATGAGGTAGTATCAGTATTGTAATAGATGTATTCGACATAGAGTACACTGTAATCTCCGGATTGAGTGGTGACATAAGAAGCATCAGTTGACCATGACGTTGCTGTGAAGCCCGTGTTGACCAGATAGGTCACATCGCTGTACGAGATATATTGCCCGGAGGCATAGGTGTTGCCCACGGTATAAGTCGCAGGAGACTGGGCCTTATTCGTCAGGATGTACCCATCTTCCACTTCCCAATCTGTCCAGTCATTGTCCCCGTCGCCAATGCGTAAGAGTTTCATGCAGTCCGTCGGCAGGGCAAAGCGGTAATCGTAGCCAAACAGCGGGGCTGTGGAATCTTCCAACAGCATGACCCGTTTCTTGTGCTCGTTCCAGTTATGCTCTACCAGCGTCTCTTTCAGTGTCGAGACGTAGAATCTATCGCACAGCTTGTACTGCTTGGTTGTGGTCTGATTGGAGGCAACTTCCACCTCGCCAATCAGTCCCAAGGCCAGATTGCAGACTGTGATTTGTTCGGCTGATAATGCCATGAAGACTCCGAAAGACTGGGGGCGAGAGGTCGTCCCGCCCCCTTAGTTACGTTATCTTGCGTAGAAGATTTTAACGCAAATACCTTCCGTCGCTACCAGTTCAGCCGAGGCAGACGTGAAGTACACGTTTGCATCTGCTTTCAGCGGGAAGCCAAGCCCCGTGGCATAGGTCGTTCCGTCGGGTTTTGGTGCAATAACCTGCGGGGTGGCTGAGTTCAACGCGGTCACATCTCCTAAGAGGTCAGTGTCGCCTGAAATACCGAGAGTACCGGTTACAGCATTGGTCATTGCATCCGGGGCACCGTAGGTAGCGGTGTCAATCGGATAGACGACAGTGTAAAGGGGCACAGCACCTGCGGGCAATTTGCCAACCAGCATCGTACTTCCAGCCCCAAGATTAGTACCCGTGGCATAGCATTCATCAACCGAGACGCATACATTGCCAGAGGTGAACTTGCCATCGACGAGCGTCCCGATAGCCGGGGTTGCCCTCAACGCATAATTTGTGCCTGTGAAGGCTCCTGCATCAGACATATTACTTTCTCCTGATTAGAGTGTTAGTTTAATTAGACAGCCGCACATTCGATTTTGATGACTTTGTCTTCGTCCATGCGGGCGGCACAAACACCAATCTTGCCGTAAATCTGCCAGATTTGCTTGGTCGGCAGCCAGTCCACCTTGAACATCGGGGCGGTGTGGGTTGCAACCAGAATCGCATCACTGGTAAACGCATAGCAGGGGTAGATGGTGGTGTCGGCATCAATATCGCCGTTGGCCGTCGAGGTCACATTGTAATCGACTATAAACCGGAAGCCATGGAACGGGACGACCTGACCGCTGGCAAGCATCTGCAAGGGCGATGTGTCAAGCGACTGGGTTTCCGCTTCACGATACAGGTCTGAAATCTGACGCTGCGAACAGACGATATTGAAAATCTGGTTCGGGTCGTTCTTCAACTGAGTCAGGGCTTCGCGGGCCAGAATCAGCTTTTCGACGGTCAGGCCGGTCGATGTACCGCCAGTGGTGAACGAGTTGGTTGTGTCGTGGGCAATCGTTCGACCGCCCTGAGAGGCTGCACTAAACACCGCATCATTGAAATTATACACATCCGCACCGGAAGCGGCCCAGTCTTTCCCGCCCTGTACGTCAGCTTCAAATGCGGCATAGGTCACGTCGTTCTTGACGCGAATCTGACCTTTTGCCAGAGCCTTGATATAGTCTCCGGTCGGGTCGGTGTGCATTGCAATCTTGTCGAGGTCGTCAACATAGACGGCCTTGTGGAACCAGCGAGGCGCAATCCAACGCCTGTTGTGGTCGAGTTGTTCCACGGGGACATCGCCAAAGCGGTCGTTTTTCTCGGTCAGTTCAATCGTTCCGAGGAAGTCATAGGCTTTCTTTTCGCCTTCAATCGTATCTTCGCGGGTGTAACCAGCATAGACATCTTTTGCCTCTTGAAGGACGTGTTCATACCCGGCTTTGTATGCGCTGATAAACGCTTGTGTGTAGCCGGAAATACTGTTGACATTTCCATAAAGGTCTGCCATTTTAAGGACTCCAAATAGTTATTATTGTTTGCATTCACGTTGTCGCTTTGGTTGTCCTTACGGGCCTCTGCTTCGCTTTACGTCCGATTGACGCCACTTTGCTACGGGGACTTTCGTTTATCCCGTAACGCCGTGGAGTTCCAAGAATCGCTTGTGAGCCTTCTGGTGGTCTGGATGCAGTCTGTTGATAAACGCATCCGACTTCATCAGGTCTGCAAGCTCTGTCTTGCTATCCGGTGTTTCCACCTTAGTCTTGGGCTTCAAAGTGTCTTCCGACAGTTTGCTGTTGAGCTTGGCAAGCATTTTGATGGTTGTCGGGTTATCGGCCAGTCCCAATGCTTCCAAATCTGCCAGAATTTCCAGCTTTTCAGCCGTTGCTTTCGCCTGCTTAAAATTGTCTTCGTACTTCTCTTTCCATTCGGCCTTGAGTGCCTCAGCCGCTTTCTGCTTCGCTTCTGCCGCCTGTTTCTCTCCAGCCTCCATCGCCGATTGCATGACTTCCATCTGGAAGTTTACCAAGTCATTGAATTGAGCCGAGGTGATGTTTTTGCCGTGGGCGAATTTCTTGAAATTGTTCAGGAGGTCTTCATTCAGTTCGACCTTGATATTCTCGCCCTTTTTGAACTCATACTTGTCTGGGCTTTCAGGGCGGCCCAGTTTGGTGTAGATGGTGCTGATAGCCGCATCGTCAAGCTGGTCTGGGATGTTCAATTTGCTCTTAAAACCACCGGCAAATTTCTCCATCTCAATGTAGGATTTCAACACTTTTCCAACATCATCAAACTGCTTGGCCTGCAACACAGGCTTAAAGTCGGCGGGTGCCGCCTCGATGTTGATTTTACCGTCTCCCGTTATCCAGCTTGTCGCTTGCGCGGGCTGGGCAGGTGCTGTGTCACTCATGTACTTTTCCTTTATTTATTTGTCGCTGGATGTAGAGGTAAACACTGCGTTCACCTTCCTTGTACGCGGTTATCATCGGTTCAGGGTCATTGACATTGAAACTGGTAATGTCAATATGGCACTGCTTGGCAAGGTCGTCCATGACCTGTTTGCCATAGTCCGAGGTGAATGTCATGCGATAGGCCGTGGCCCGCTGTTTGTCTTTTAATTCGTGTTCGGTCATATCATGTCTGCCAGAGGTGTACCCTGTATGTTCTTAATGGCCCGTGAACCCGTGTCGGCGATTTCCGCCATCTGTGCGGCCCGCTGGACTTGTTTGGCTTCGGCCCGTGTTTCCTCAACATCCTGCTCGTCTCTGAGCACATCAGCAGGGACGCCTGTGTTAATGGCTGATACCCTGAATGCTTTGTCCATGTCCATATTGTCGAGGACTGGATAGAACTGCTGGTAAGGACTCCACTTTGCAATGGTCAGTTCAATGGCCGAGGTCTGCATGTTGGACATCGCCAGAGACAGTCTGCCCTGATAGGTAATGTCCACATTGACACCAATCGGCTCAATCTGTTTGCCCTCGGTGAGAAGCTGGTAACAATCCATAATCAGGGGGTCGTATTGGCCCTTCTGTAACCCCGTAATTGATGGGGCCAGCATGACGAGTTTCTCCTCAACCCTCTGAGAGACTTCATAGGCCGTCATGTTGTGGTAGTCGGCCAACGCCTGAAACAGGTCATTGTAGAACTGTTCACTGATGTTCTGGCGTTCTTTTTCAATCAGCACGTCAGTCAGTTGGGCGTTCATGCCGATTTTCATTGGTTCGGGCTTCGAAGAACCAGTGCGATAGTACAGACTGGCCAGTGGCCCAATTACCGGCTGCGTGATTACACTGTCGTCTTCCAGTAAAATCGGAGGCAGGGCCTGTAACTCAGACCCCATGACAAACGTGTACCGCATCTTGTTAAGCATCTTAATGTCCGGCAGGGCATCCATCGCCGGGGAACGGCCCATGAGTTCATCAGGCGACTGGTCAAACCGGCCAATCCGGTATGGATTGCGTTTGAATCCACCCTCTTTAAGCAACCGTTCGCTCTGGGTCTCGTAGTATTCCGAGGCAAATGGCATACCCTTATAGTCTGCCTTGCCTGTGTCGTAGTCTTCGCGGGGGTAAACGCAGTGGACACACTCAAACTTATCGGTGAAGTTCTTAACCTCGTAGGCTTTTTTGACTTCTTCCGACACGGCATCAAGGCCAAATTCCTGTACCATCTGTCTGGCCGTCCAGAAAAACCGGCGAAAAACGGTATCAATCTGGCCTTTGGAGTTTTCCTCAAAGAAGATGTCGGCGATGTGGTAGTTCCGGAACACCAGTTCAGTGCCCACCAGTTCGACCGAGATACATCCCGTCCCAAAGACACACAGAGAGCGGATATTGGAAAACATCTCCCGCTGGAAGTTCGACCGCCAGATGGCCGAGTGGACAGACTGGGTAGCCTTGCTTGCCCTGCGTGCGATGGTCATATCACTGAGGAATCTTTCCTCTCTGGGCTTGAAGTCAAACCACTTGACACCCACGGGCATCAGGTAGGAAAAGATTCCAGAGGTCATGCGTAAGGCCGCCTTGATAGCCGTCGAGTCCGCTATGTCTGTGGTTAATATCTGGCCATTGTCAGGTGACTTTACCGCCTTCACCATCGTTCGGGCGTTTGGCCAGACATATTTGCCCACTTCCTGAAAGATATTCAGCCACTCACTTCTATCAGAAACGGCCTTACGATAACGTTCTAAGAGGTTCATTCACCGAGCTTTCGTTTAAGAACAGACTCCATGCCAGCCAAGAGGTTCGCGGCCCGGCCTGTGTTGGCCGTTGACCTGCGTATCCGTTTCTTGACTTCTTCCTCATCATCTGTGATGACCTGCGGTTCTTCAACCACCGCAGGTGTTTTAGCACTTCCACCGCCGCCAGTCATATAAGCTCCAAAAGGTGAGCGGCGAAGAGCCGCCCACCCAAGTTAATCGTTAGTCTGCGTCAACCGCAGGGTTAAGCACACCACTGGCACCGCCAGCACCAGAAATATAGTTCTCGAAGCACCACATGGCATTGTCGCCGGTCAATGCGGCGGCCATTGAGGTTGTGCCTCCAAGAAAGTTTCTTGCAAGGATGCCCGTTGAGGTAGTCCCGTTCAGGGCAATCGCAATCGCGGCTTCTGCATTGATAAGGATGTTGTCGGTTATCTCGGCCTGCACAAGCGGGGCAGACGACAGAATAACACCCGTGGCAAACTTGCCAAATGCGAAGTTGTTCTTGATTACCAGTCCCGTGTTGGCGGCAGTAAGAATGGCGTTGTTAGTCCCACCAGCAGCCGTGGTATAGAACTTGTTATTGATAATCTGAACGTTGGGCGTTGCTGCAACCAGAGTAATTGCAGTCAGATATTCGAGGTTGGCCGCGTTGTCTTTGAACACGCAATTGTCAATAATCAGCCCGTCCGCCGTATTCGCCGGAGCGATTATCGCAACCACGTCAGCAACGTCAGTGATAAAAAGACACCCACTGATGCGGCAGTTCGGCGCGGTGACGGCGACATAAGCGGTGGCCACATCGATAATAAAGGTGGGCATATTATGGAGCGTTGCGGCACCGGTTGACACAGACGAATTATAGGCCCCGTTGCTTACGCCAACAACCGTCACACCAGCCTTGCTTAATGTGAAAATCGCCGTTGAAGCCGTTGCCTCGACCTCCTGATGGTACGGGGCGACAAAAATCACGTCGCCCTTGTTGGCGGTGCATTTAGCAACAGCTTGGTCAACGGTCGCCAGAGCGGTCGCCCAGCTTTTACCGTCGTTGCCGGAACTTCCCGTCACGCTGTCAACATAAAAGGCCGTCCCCTTTACAGAAACATCGATATCCGCGCTGGTCAGCCCAGAACGGACGATATTATCAATGATGTTTTTGTTTGCGACTCTGTCCAATTTAGAACAATATGTAGCCATAGTGCTTCCTTCCTTGCTTCCCTTGCGGGTCGCGTTCATGTCCTTACAGGACGGTTATATATAACACGCATTTTTACAGGTTTGAAATCGTACTCTGGGGCCGGAATCCAATCGTTGAGGAGAGGTTCTGGAGGCCGCCAGTAAAAAGTAAAGTGTTGCATGGAACGCATGGTCCGCACCTAATTTTATCCACCTTGGTTTCTGTATCCCGGTGTCAGGAGCAACAATAAGCGTTTTGGCAGTTTGCGTCATTTGTCTTGCATACTCCGCCACACCCTCGTTCCGGGAAGGTAACGTAATCTTCCGGGACGCATAAATATCGTAAACCTTGTCACACCATTCGTTGCGGTTGCATTTGACCGTGCCCTCTTTGCCGTCGAACTTAGGCGAGCCGGGCATCTGTTCAGAATAGTAGCAGCGGTACACGGTGTAAGGTTCTGTCTGTTGAAAGTCTCTGGACGCATGAATGTCAGGCTGGGCATCTAAAACGGCCATGCGGACATTCATCCTTTTAGCAATCTCATGCAGTTGTACGAAATTATCTACAGTCCCCATCCAGAGTATATGGTAAGCATCATCGCCGGTTCTCAG